TCCTGATAATCGTATCTGCGATACGGCAAATCTCGCCCGCAATGCGAATTTTGGTTTCCGCATCAGCAGAATTACTGTTGCTTTCCTCTGCCAGTTTCTCAATTTGCTGGTAGAGGACTTCTTTTAACCAGTTAATGTCATGCTGCATTCTTCCTTATCTCTCCTTTCAGAAGTTAAATTCTTTGAACTTCAAGCATTTAATCACCATCTTTCTTCTCTTGCTTTTCCTTCTTTTCTGCCATGCTCTCAACTTTCCCAAGAATATAACCCTTGTCAAAATCTGACATCTTCGGAATTGCATCTTTCAGCTTCTCAACTACCTGCTTTTCTCTTTCACTCATTCAATTCACTTCCTTCCTGTGGTATAATCTCCTTAAAACAACTAAGGAGGTGGTTTATTATGGTTTTTACTGGCTTCTGTGATAAACAGAGCAAGAATTATTCTGTTGAGATTAAAATGGCAGATTCTTCCGATTTGGAAAAACAGCATTTTGAAACCGGTCGCTTAATCTGCCAATATGCAATGTTATCTGGTTGTTGTCGCAACCCGAAGCAATGTTCCATACTGAAGCAACTCAATGAATAATTTCTCGGCTCTCCGGCTTTTGGAGAGCCCTTTACTGAAACTTGATCGGTTCATTCATTCCTCTGAATTTGATCTCTTCAATCTCCCCAATCCCTTCCTGGTTTACATGTAGTGCCGCAAGGTCTGTTGACAAATCAAGCGCATTCAAGTCAATTGTCAGAATTGGGGTTGAATCTCCGGCATTCTGTTTCAGTTCAAATCTTCTGACACCATCAATTTTGCGACCACCAATAAGAATTTCGGTGAATATTCCTTTTTCCCCATCAACCTGTCTGATTTCGATTTTTGACATTTTTTTCTTCGTCTCCTTTCAAAAATTCAATTTAATTGGATTTATCTGGTACAAAAATAAAATCCATAGGAATACCAGAAAGCTCACTCATTCTTCTCAAAACAGAAAGACTAGGTTCTGTATTTCCTTTTTCCCAATTGACTACAGTAACATTGGAAACTCCAAGTTTTTTTGCCCATTCTTTCTGCGTCATACCAGCATTAACTCTAACTGCTTCTAATGAAATTTTTGGCATGTGTCCATCTCCTTTCGTTGTTATGCACTGATTATAATTCAATTATATTGGATTGTCAACACTAAAATTCAAAATTATTGAATTTGATATTGAATTTATTTTCTATATGGTTTATAATCAGATCAAGAAGGGAGGGAACAACAATGACAGATAATGAGCAGAAACGTATATTTGCAAAAAACCTAAACAAATATATAGCTCTTAATCAAAAACAGCAGGTTGATGTTGCGAAAGACTTGGATATCAGTCCAACCACATTAAATATGTGGTGCAAAGGAAACTCAATGCCTAGCACTGGAAAAATCAGAAGACTTGCAGATTATTTCAAAATAGGAATGACAGATTTAACAGACGAAAAAGAAAATTCAGAAGTTGATGTTGAATATGCAGATTTGTCAATGGAAATCGGATTGTCAGATCAGAGATTCAAAAGGATAATTATTGAATATAGCAAACTTCCAGTCGATAAGAAAAATTTATTATGCGAGTTTTTTGAACAATTTATCTTTTAGTAGAATGCAGGGATTATTTCCCTGCATTCTCTTCTTTGTATCCTCTTCTTACGAATCCCCATATCAGCTTTAATATCTGAATATTATCAATTTTGCTAACCATCTCAATAATCCGTTCCCTGTAAACTTCCTTCTCATTCACTAAAAACCCTCCAATCAAAAATCCGCATGTACCATAAAGTAGCTTAATAGAATTATAGAACATATGTTCTTATTTTGTCAATATCAATCAAATCTTGTCGAATCGTGTCGGATTTTGCAGAAAGGTTATGTATGCGAAAAGATTGACAGATTTTCCCGAAAAAAGTAAGCTATTCGTATGGGGAAACACTATGCGGATTAGTGTTCCCCCAGCCAGAAGTTGATGTCTCTTTTTTGAGACAAGCATATTTTAACACTTTAAAGAGGGAGGACGGAACACCATGAAAAAGGAAAATTTGTATAAATTATCGGGACATTTTACCAGAGAAAACACTATCTTTACAGATAATTTGCGTCACAACTTGGATATTTGCTTAAAGTATTCAGACATTACCATTCATGAGCTGGCTGAATCCGCTGGCATTTCATTTGACACGCTTAAAAATCTGTTGTATCAGAACTCCAAGGATTGTAAGCTATCCACTGCCGCCCTCTTAGCAAAAGCTATCGGTGTAACTCTCGATGAGCTGATCGGTCTGGATACTTTTTCAGAAGAAAATATGGATTGCATATCCATGTTCCGTGAAATGCCTGAGCACTACCAGTATTTTATCCGTTGGTTTATCCATCGTCAATATGAGCTTTCTTTGGGCGGTTTCCGGCAAGGGAGAAAAACTGTCCCTGTGATGAATCTGGAGGAGCATCCAGACGGCACGCTGCATATTTCCGGTGACTTTGAATCCCTTGATATCACTAATATTCCGCAAAATATCAAGCCGCAAATTTTCATGGGCATAAAAACATCCGTCGACAACTATATGCCGCACTATTCTCCGTATGATATCCTCCTGATTGCCAATGACCGCAATCCACGCCCTACCGAGGATAGCATCATCATTTACGGGGACAATGTGTTCATTGCCCGCAGAATTCCTTGCGGAAATGGAAAATTTGAATATGTGAGCATCAGAGATAACAGATCCCGATGCTCAGAAGTCGATGTTGATGATGTTATTGGTTATGTGGCGTATGTAGCGTAGAATATGGATTATACAATCTTAGCTGCAACGTAATAACAATATTTGCTATTACTGTAACTAGGAAGATTATTAGTTCTAAAACCATTGGCATCTGTTTCAAAGCAATTTTCTGTATATGAATTCGATGGGCCTACCATATAATTTATACTAACTCCTACAGACGAGAATACTCCAACTGGTAATTTGTCCCCGTCTCTTTTTAGCATAATGATATTTGGCTGAAATCCTATATTCAAATACGTTCCAGTTGTGTAATGACCACTGCTGATTAAAGAAGTTTTCTCTTGCACCCCGGCGCTATGTCCAGTGTTATAGCCGTTTGTGTAATTTTGATCGTATTGAGATTTGCTATATAACCCATATCCATTAGGATTATTTTTTACGGCATTTTCTCCACTGCTATACCCGGAATTAAACGACGGTCTACTATCTAACGTTCCGTCACTGTAATATCCGGCATCCACAGATTTTGTTGTATTAATTTCAGACCAGTTCAACGTACCTCTGTTCGCCATTGTTCCAGAACGCTTTGTTTTTGCATCGGCATTGTAGAACGTCTTCCCGGACAGTACATCTCCCGTACCTGCATTTCCTGTTAAAGCAAGCGTTCCTGTCAATGGCTCTCCATCTGCACCAACAATTACTTTTCCGCTCAGAATATCTCCAGCCGCAGCAGTAACAACATCCAGATCAATTCCGCCACCGCCGCCCGGCATTAAAATCGTTCCCATAGACTAGACTCCTTTCAAACCAACCGTAATGTCTGTGGCTGGCTTTTTGTATACCTTAAATGTCACGCTGCCATCAGAAGTTGAACCAGTACCGGAAGATATAATTCCGAATGCCTTACTGTATGCTTTCTGTGTAGTCTCAGATGCCCCGTCTGCCAGAAAGCTGACAAGCACCGGAGAATCCGTCGATCTAATTCCATCAACCGTCACAATCTGTTGATATGGAGCTGCTGAGCCTGTCCATTCGTTTGCTC